CTACACAGTTTCGTTTTCTAATTAATCAACTACCTAAAGTAGAATACTTTACTACATCTGCTAACATACCAGGCATTAGTTTAGGTGAGGGTGTATTAAACACACCACTAAAAGATATACCATTGTTAGGCGATAAACTAACATATGAAGACTTAACCATATCTTTTATCGTAGATGAAAATTTAGAAAACTACATTGAAATGCATAACTGGTTAACAGGTATTGGGTTTCCAAAAGATAGAAGTCAATTTTCTACATTTAGAAGCACGACATCTAATACTAAAGTGGCGACAAGAGGTGTAAGTAAAGATATAGGTCAAGTAAAAGCGTCAACACCAGAAATATCTATGTTTAGTGACGCTACTATGACTATCTTAACAAACAAAAATAATCCTGTTGTAGAGTGTAGATTTGCTGATGTTTTCCCTACTAATTTAACTGGATTAGATTACAGTCAAAACACAACAGATGTAGATTATCTTACAGCGACAGCGACTTTTAAATATAAAATATACGAAATACATACACTATAAATAATTAAACAATATAATGATAAGGAGTGAATATGACCTTAGATGAACTAAAAGTTCAAGTCGCAAATGACTTGAAAGTAAATGATGAAAGACTTGATACCGAATCTTTAAAAAACCAAGAACTATATGCTAAATACTTAGAGATAAAAAGTAACTTTGAGTTATTGATGTATAAAGCAAAAGGTGATTACAAAATACTTTATCGTGANAAATGGGAATACTATGGCGGTAAAGCAGANGCAAANATTTANGAAACAAAACCNTTCGATTTAAAAGTACTTAAATCAGACCTATCAGTTTATATCGAATCAGATGAAGATATAATTAAATTAGAAAATAAAATAGTATATCTAGAAACAGTTATCAAATATGTTGATGGTGTTTTAAAATCTATCGCATCTAGAGGGTGGGATATCAAGAATGCTATACAATGGAAAAACTTTGAAGCTGGATTAATGTAATGATTGAATTTGATTATAAACTAGATTATAAAAAATTAAACTTTAAACCAAATGATACAAGATATCGTATTGGTCGTGGTGAACAAGGTGTATTATTAGTTAGACCATACACAGATGATATCTGTATACATTGGAAATTTAAAACACCTANCATAGCAGAAAAATCTTCAAGACAAATATATCACATGTATTTAAATTATAAAAAAGAAAAAGATTTTGTGGGTATGGATATGTGTCGTAAGTTTTTAGAAATGGGATTTACAAGAGCAAGGAGATATGCCAATCATAGAGATGGCAAAAAGTATGATAAGTTTAGAAATATAAAACCACAAGAAAAAGATGCACTCACTTGTGACAAAGCAATATCAGCAACTATCTTTAAAAAAATAAGAGATAAAGTTACAAAAGATGAAACATATCAAACTATGAGAAAACAATGGCGTGAGTTAGAGAAACAATATGTATAAACACTTTGATAATTTTCTAGAGGAACATATTGCACAACTCATAGACTTTCAAATGAAAGAAGTAAAGTGGCAATATGATTATGATAGTAAACCAAATGGAACTCAAAAACACTGGCATATATTTTGTGGACACAATATAGATGAATGTAATCTGAATGGATATGATTTTATAGAGCCCATTTGGAACAATATAAAAAATATAGATTCCACATTAGAGTTAGAAAGAGCATATTTAAATGCTCACACTTATGGAATAGAACCACACATACACAGAGATGATGGTGATGTTACTTTAATTTATTATCCTAGATTAGATTGGAAAATAGATTGGGGTGGTGGAACTGCTATCTACAATGATGATGTAACAGAAATAGAAAAACATTTTGTGAATAAAGGAAACAGAATAATTATGTTTGATGCTAACTTACCACATCAAGCACAACCAATTAGTAGATTATGTTTTCAATTAAGAACATGTATAGTATTCAAAACAAACAGAGTATAGAAATGCAAAATTATTATCGCTGGATTGGACATTATAAAAATATACTCAGTCAAGAATTATGTAATGCTATAATTGAAGAAGACTTTAATTATAGTAAATCAACATACTCAACCCATAAAGGATTATCACCAGATAAAGAAAGAGTTAAAATGGATGAGATATGGATTCGTAAAGATAGTGATTATTATGAACCATTAAAGTCTATTGTTTCTGATGTTGCAAACTTATATGCAGAAGAAGTTAAAAAAGCTAAAAGAAATTTTGTTGTACAAAAAACAACAGACTTTAGAGTAAACAAATATGAAAAAGGTGGATATATGAGTTTACATTGTGATAATATACATCACAGTCATGGTCAACAATATGGATATCCACAGGCCTCAGTTTTATTATTTTTAAATGATGATTTTGAAGGTGGTCAGTTTATCGTGTCAGAATTAGAATTAAATATAAACAAAGGTGATGCAATCATCTTTCCCTCAAACTTTATGTTTCCACATGAAGTTAAAGAAGTTACAAAAGGAACACGCTGGAGTATTGTATCATGGTTGATGTAAAACAACATAAAGTATTTCCTACTATCATAAATGAATTTGAATTTGATATGGATAAACAAGAATGTGATTTAGTTATTGATGAACTCAATGACATGGAAAAGTTTGAAGAAAATAATCTTATTATACAAACCACAGATGACCTATCTAGACATATACCTAAATTTACAAAATCAATTTATAAAATTACAGAAAGTATTTGTAAAAAATATGAATACTTATATGACAGATTAGAATTTACAGGTATGTGGGCAAACAAATTAAAAANAGGTGANATACATCCACCACATACACATTCTAATAATATATTCTCTGGTGTATATTATTTAGAGGGTGGTTCACAAATACAATTTTTTGACCCAAGACCACAGNCAANTGTTTTACATCCTAATTTAAAATATACNAATTTTGATAACTCTGGNATGATAGGATTTGATGCAGAAAAAGGAACAGGCTTAATTTTTCCTAGTTGGTTACAACATTGGGTAACAAAAACTNATAAAACTAGAATCAGTATATCATGGAATATATTATTAAGAGGTGACTATGGACAACCAGGCACATTACAAAATTCACATATCTAAACTTAATGAAGTTTACTTACAAGTAGAATGCGATAACCCTGGTATCTGCTACGAGTTAGTACAATATTTTACTTTTGAAGTACCTGGTCATAAGTTTATGCCTGCATATAGAAATAAAATGTGGGATGGTAAGATAAGATTATTTTCAGATAAGACAGGTAAAATATATGTAGGTCTATTATCTTACATCAAAGAGTTTTGTGATAGAAATGAAATAGAATATGTTATTGCTGATGATGTAGATGATACAGATAATTTAGATATAGAAAAAGTAAAAGACTTTGTAAAATCTTTAAAACCACAATCAAAAGGTAAATTATTAGAAATTAGAGATTATCAGCTTGATGCTATACAATGCGCACTGAGTAATCATAGAGGAATGTTAGTTTCGCCGACTGCTAGCGGGAAGTCATTAATCATATATGCACTAATAAGGTTCTATAACTACCTACTTAAAGATAAAAAGATATTAATACTTGTACCTACTACATCATTAGTAGAACAAATGTATTCAGATTTTATTGACTATGGATGGGATGATAAATACTTACATAGAATATATCAAGGCCATGAAAAAGATACAGATAAACCTGTAATTATTTCAACATGGCAATCACTCTACAAATTAGATAAAAAATATTTTGAAAATTTTGGATGTGTGATAGGTGATGAAGCTCATCTATTTAAATCTAAGTCATTGACTACAATCATGACTAAATTAATAAACTGTAAATATCGTTTTGGATTGACAGGAACTTTAGATGGNACACAAACACACAGACTAGTTTTAGAGGGATTATTTGGAAAAGTTAATAAAGTAACAACCACCAAAGAACTAATTGATAAAGATACACTAGCTAATTTAAAGATTAAATGTTTAGTGTTAAAACATAAAGAAGAAGACTGTAAACAAGTTAAAGATTTAAAGTATAGTGATGAGATACAGTACATAGTATCCCACAAGACACGGAATGACTTTATTTCAAGACTTTGTGACAAGTTAAGTGGTAATACACTTTGTTTATATCAACTAGTAGAAAAACATGGTGTTATACTGTATGACTTAATGAAAGACTTTGATAGAAAAGTTTTTTTCATACATGGTGGAACAGATACAGAAACAAGGGAGAAGATTCGTGCAATCACAGAAAAAGAAACAAATGCAATCATTGTCGCATCGTATGGTACATTTTCTACTGGTATTAACATTAGGAACTTGCATAATGTCGTGTTCGCATCTCCGTCTAAATCTAGAATACGAGTGCTCCAATCAATCGGCCGCGGTTTGCGGAAATCAGATAGAGATGATATACACACAACCCTTTTAGATATTGCAGATGACTTTACATATAAGGATAGAAAGAATTTTACACTTAATCACTTTTTAGAAAGAATAAATATTTACAACGAGGAGCAATTTGAATATCAGATAGATAGGATAAGGATATGAACGAAANTACTACGAAAGTAATAAAATTGTCAAATGGTGAGGATATNGTTTGTACTTGTACAGAAAGTCACAATACAAATGAAAATTCAGACAAATTACATATTACGGCTCCACTTAAAATGGAAATTCGTAATAAAGTTACTAAAAGAGGTGTTGTAGAAGCACTTACTTTATCTAGATGGTTACAACCTTTTGTACAAGCAGATGATTTTGAATTAGAAAAATCTAACATAGTAACCATGTCAGATGCGTCCTTTGCATTAAATAATTATTATAAATTTATGGTTGACCATATAGGAAATACTGACCAAACACTTGCAGAAGATGTAAGAATTCAAAACTATGGACAAGATGTATCAGATGAAGAACATGAAATGGCAAATGAAGAAGTAAGAGAATTATTTAATCAATATGTTGAAAAGTTAACCGAGAGTGGTAGACAATCAAAATTGATAGAAGAAGAAGATAAAGAATTAACAGATGAAGAACTAGATACTCTACCATGTAGTGATACTAAACATTAATCTCTTTAGAGTATATACTATACCCTGGTGGGAACAAAGCTATTATAATGCTGAAAACATGTTTTGTCAAGGTAAATATGCAAAAAAATGCAAAAAAATTTTTATATAAAAAGTGTTTAAAAACTTGACATATTATGTCCAACCTAGTACCATGCTAACATGTCAAAAAAGAAAACAGTACATTATGTAGATAACAAAAAATTTCTTCAAGCAATGAAAGATTGGAANGAATCTTGTATAGAAGCCGAAGAGGCAGGAGAGGANAAACCACCTGTAACAAATTATATAGGTGAGTGTTTTCTAAAGATAGCAAATGGTTTATCGTATAGGCCTAATTTTATTAACTACACTTATCGTTCTGAGATGGTATCAGATGGGATAGAAAATTGTTTACAATACATACACAATTTTGACCCAGATAAATCAAACAATCCTTTTGCATANTTTACACAAATAATATATTATGCATTTCTCAGAAGAATACAAAAAGAAAAGAAACAACAACATATCAAAAATCAAATGATTGAAAAACAACAGTATGAACTCTATGATGTAAATGAGGGTGATGATACTGTTTATGACATAGGTGGATTTGACCCAGAGATAATGTTACCCGAAGAAGATGTTTACAAACCTAAGAAAAAATCGCCGACCGATTCACCCGAAGGTCTAGAACAATATATGGAAGAAAAACTAGATGAAGATAGCACTGATAACTGATACACACTTCGGTGCAAGAAATGACAATGTAAATTTTAATGAATACTTCTATCAATTTTATGAGGGAGTATTTTTTCCATATTTACAACAACATAATATTAAAACATGTATTCATTTAGGTGATTGTTTTGATAGGCGTAANTATGTATCATANAAAACAGCAAAAGATTTTAGAGAAAGATTTATATTACCATTTNNTNNNTTAGNAATAGACTTACANATGTTAGTNGGTAATCATGATATCTATTATAANAANACAAGTCANGTNAATTCACTTNCAGAATTATTAGGANANAGACATAANAATATTCANATNTATGAAGANGCNACAGAAGTAGAGTTTGATGGNTTACCNATANTACTNATGCCNTGGATTAATTCNACNAATGAANTATATGCTGAGGGAATGATAGATGAAACTAAAGCTGATATATGCATGGGTCATTTAGAAATCAATGGTTTTCAAATGAACAAAAGTGTAATTCATTCACATGGTGGTAAAGAAAAAGAATTCTTTAGAAAGTTTGATACAGTTATGAGTGGACATTTTCATCACAAGTCAGATGATGGTCAAATATATTATCTTGGCACACCATATGAAATTTATTGGAATGATTTTGAAGACCCAAAAGGATTTCACATTTATGATACAGAAACTAAAACACTAGAAAGAATAGTAA